TGACTCATTTCACCCTGAAAAGCGTCGATCCACGCTTTTACACCCACTCAGAGAAAAGCGTGAAGGATTAAGGCATGGCCGGGCAATCGGATTACCTACCGCCCGGCTTACCCCTCAATCGCGCCAAATGGCCGCAGGAATTTCAGCTCAAAGAGCATTACGACATGCGCGCTGCTGCGCTAGTTCGCCAGCTCTATGAGAAGAAAACCACACGTTACGCGGTCGTTCAGCAGATTGAGGCAACGCCGGAGAGTCAACGAGAGTTTTTTAGAGAGCGCTTAAATTACTGGCGCGCGCAGAGAGAAGGTGAAAAATGAGAGATGTTCTGCTGGAAAGTGCATATCGAAGACTCATTGAATTAGAGAACCTTTTACTCCCGGTCATTCCAGACACGGTATGGCCTGCCGAGGTTGGAATGGTATACAGCCAGATTGAAAACGCCGGGGATCTCCCGGCACACCACCAGCGCCGGCTGAAACATCACATCAACCGGATGTGGCTTGAGAAAATGCCGGTACCGTCGATTATCGTTGCTGCCCGTTCGCTGGCCGCCGCCATGGAGGAATACGCGTGAGAGAAATTATTGTCGATAACTTTGCTGGCGGCGGCGGGGCGAGTACAGGCATTGAAATGGCTATCGGGCGCAGTGTTGATATTGCGATAAACCACGACCCTAACGCCGTTGCGATGCACACCACCAACCACCCTGACACGTTGCACTATTGCGAATCCGTCTATGAGGTCAGGCCAAAGATTGCGACCGCTGGCCGCCCGGTTGCGCTGGCATGGTTTTCCCCTGATTGCCGTCACTTTTCGAAAGCCAAGGGTGCCAAACCAGTCGAGAAAGCTATTCGCGGTCTGGCGTGGATCGTCATTCGCTGGGCTCTGGATGTTGGCCCGCGCGTGATGATGCTTGAGAACGTTGAGGAGTTCAAAACGTGGGGGCCGCTTCTGGCCGGGGAAATGCGGCCGGATCCTGAGCGCGCCGGTGAAACATTCGAGGCGTTTATTGGCATGCTGAGCATCGGTGTGCCCGCTGACCATCCTGCGCTTTTGGAATGCTGCGAGTTCCTGCAGTTGTCACCGGATAGTGAGCAAGTGCAGCAACTGGTGGCCGGGCTCGGTTATGACGTGGACTATCGCGAACTACGCGCCTGCGATTATGGCGCGCCGACAATTCGGAAACGTTTCTTCATGGTGATGCGCCGGGACGGGCAGACAATTACCTGGCCGGAAGTAACCCACGCGGATCCGAAATCTCCAGCTGTGCATGCTGGGAAACTGGCGCCGTGGCGAACAGCTGCTGAATGCATCGACTGGTCGATTGCCGCGCCGTCAATTTTTGGCCGTAAAAAGCCGCTGGCAGAAAACACACTGAAGCGTATCGCTCGGGGAATTCAGCGTTTCGTCCTGGACAATCCGACGCCGTTCATCGTGAAGTGTAACCACACCAGCACCCGTTCGGGTTATGACTGTTTCAGAGGTCAGAGCCTGAATGAGCCTTTGCAGACCATCACAAAAAAACACGGCTACGCAATCGCAGTACCGCACCTGACGAAGTTCCGCACGGGTGCTACTGGGCAGGAAGTCACTGAACCGGTACCGACAATTACCGCAGGTACATCGAAGCGTCCGGGCGGCAACGGGCATGCACTGGGCATGGTAGAAGCCGCGCTTACACCTTTCCTGGCTGGTAACGGCGGCAGTGAATATCAGGCAAAGCCGCGCCCGCTGGAAAAGCCTGCGCATACAATCCTGAAACAGTCACGGGCCTGCGTTGTTGCCCCGGTTATCGCCCGGCAGTTCGGCGCCAGTACAGGACATAGGGCAGACGAACCCAGCGCGACAATCACTGCCGGTGGTGGCGGGAAATCACAGCTGGTGGTACCCACGCTGATTCAGATGGGCTATGGCGAACGCCCGGGGCAGGATCCGCGCGTGCAGCAATTGGATAACCCGCTGGGTACCGTTACGGCAGGCGGCAATAAATTCGCCACTGTGAGCGCGTTCCTGGCGAAGCACTACGGCGGGAATTATCAGGGCGCTGGCGTGGGCATGGACGAACCGATGCATTCTGTGACAACGGTCGATCATCATGCCGCGGTTACTTCTCACCTGGTGAAGCTTCGCGGCACCTGCCGGGACGGGCAGCGCACCGATGAGCCAATGCCGACTGTTACCGCCGGCGGCACGCATGTGGGAGAAGTGAAAACCCTGCTTGCCGTTGACGGTTACGACGAGCAGCGCGCGCATCAGGCGCTGGAGTTCCTGCGCGAATACTGCGGACCGGAAAGCACTGGCCTGGTGACCATCAAAGGGGTGGTGTATCGCATCGTTGATATTGGCATGCGCATGCTGCAGCCACATGAGCTATACCGGGCGCAGGGCTTCCCTGAGTGGTACATCATCGACAGAGACTACCGCGGCGTGAAGTATGCGAAGGATAAGCAGGTAGCCCGCTGCGGGAACGCGGTACCGCCCCCATTCGCTGAGGCTCTGGTACGTGCGAACCTGCCTGAATTATGTTGCCACAAGGAGGCTGCGTAATGGCTAAATCAGCAGCTGAGCGCAAAAAAGCGCAGCGAGCACGCCAGGCCGAAGCCGGTAACCGAAAACTGGAACTGCAGCTTGATGCACAGGAGGTTGAAATGCTCGAGCGTAACTGCGCCGCCCGGCGCCCTGGTCGTGCGCCGTACGACATGGCCGAGTACATTGCGCTACTGATCCGCCAGGATGATGCTCGGATGCGCAATCACATTAAGCGTGTAAGCACCACCAAATGCACCAAGTGTGGCGACGCGCTTCCGGTTAAAAGCTGCATTATGTCCGGGGATTCACAGTGCTGGATAACAGGTGGTTGGAAAAAGTTCATACTGACAATATGAGTCAGCAAAGCAAAGTACACTACCGCCGGGAACGGCGGTTTTTTGTTTTAAAACATAGCTATACGCAACGTTATTTTTTACTTCTTTAACGATTTGTGCCCTTAAAGATTTGCACTTCCTGCCACTTGGGAGTATATATACTGTAATTTTATACAGTTGTTTGAGAGGGGGAGGCGTGATTGAAAAAACGGAGGTTGGGGATCATCTTCCCGATAACGGACGCGTACTCGTGACCCTCAGAAATGGCAAGGTATCAGCCATCAGATTGGCTCATGACGATGAGCACCTAGCTACACTTAAGTCGTTGTTTGAATTAGCTGAATTGTCTGGTTTTACCATTGTTGAAAAGGACAAAAGTAAGGTATAATTAATTTATCGGACTGAACACCCGATAACCTGTATTTCTGAGCAATTGCTGCGCTAAAGGGGAAACCAATGGCGCAGTATTCTTTTGTAAAATCAGCAGGCGGAGTATTAATCCCGGCAACGCCGGAAGCGCGCGAATTTATTGAAAAAAAATGTCGCATGGGCGCTGTGCTTTACGCCGACTTTAAACAGGCACGTAATCCGGCATTTCACCGCAAATTCTTCGCTCTGCTCAATCTTGGTTTTGATTACTGGCAACCAACTGGCGGAACCATTTCCCCGGCCGATAAAAAACTGGTTCGTGGGTATGTGCAGCTGGTGGCCCACTATGCCGGGCATGAAGAAACCCTCCAGGAACTGGCCGATCAGTACCTCCGCGAAGAAGCGGAAAAACGCGCCGGAAATATCAGCGCAGTAAAATCCTTTGAGGCGTTCCGTGCCTGGGTAACTATTCAGGCAGGCTTTTACACCGAATACGAAATGCCTGACGGCACCACCCGCAAAGAACCAAAATCCATATCGTTCGCAAAAATGGACGATATCGAATTTTCCCAGCTCTACAAATCCGTTCTCGATGTGCTCTGGAATTTCATCCTGTATCGCGCATTCCCCACACAGCAGGCCGCAGAAAACGCAGCCTCGCAATTATTCAGCTACGCCGCGTAAGAAATATCGCCATGACAAACGACGATAAACGCTGGCTGGCCGACGTTGCCTCTCTGGGTTGCGTTGTATGCCGAAATCTTGGCTATGGCGCTTCACCCGCAGAAATCCATCACATACGCACAGGGCAGGGAATAGCCCAGCGTGCAGACCATAAAAAAACATTACCTCTTTGCGCACCTCACCACAGAACCGGCGGACATGGCGTTGCTATCCACGCAGGCCAGAAAACATGGGAAAAAAATTACGGTACCGAGACTGAGTTACTGGATCAGGTGACCATTGAAGTCGGGGAATTACGATTATGCAGAATTTAATTCCACTCCTAGGGGTAGCAGGAAACACCAAAAAGTTTAATGGCGCCCAGCGTCCGGAAAGAACAATATTCTGTTTCCCTTCTTTTCTCACCACAGCGGCGGGCGATTTTTCCCTTCTCTATGCTCGCGCGCGCGCGCGTTTTGGGGGGTGATCATGCCGCTGGTCGCTACCTTCAAAACCGACTGGTTCCGGGTCATTACCGATCTGACCAGAAAAAACCTCACAACACAGGAAATTGCCAACGAGCTGGGCGTTTCGAAATCTGCCGTTCTGGGCTGGAAATCAGGATCTGAACCTCGCCACGGTCATGGTGAGGCGCTTATCGCGTTGTGGTGCATGGCAACCAGCTCTGACAGAAAAAAATTACCCACGGTTTTGCATCGCCAGTGGTTCACCTTCCGTAAATCGCGTTTTGGTCGGGAAACTGACCAGGCATGCAAATAACAATGACCGCTCACCATTCATCCGGAGATATCCAAAATGGGTCGACCAAGAAAAAACGTTGAAGTGCCGGGGCAGGAAACTGCTGGTACCGATACAACCAATATCGTGGCGGAAGGGCAATTGCTTAATTCTGCCCCCGTTAACCAGACCGTTGCTGACGCCCCAATTACAGCGACTGAGATCCAGACGCTTAACGCAGACAACCAACGCGCAGAGCAGGAAGTAATCCAGCAGCGCGTTGCTAACCTGCTGGACGATGCCGCTCTCGCTGAGCGCAATACTCTGCTGGGTACCATCAACGAGCAGGGCGCGGCCATCATCGCCCGCTTTGAAACGCTGGGTTACACCGACCTGGCTGACCAGAAGCTAACCGACAGTATCGAGTTGCTCCAGCTCGTCAAAAAGGACACCACGGCGGAGTCCGCCGGGGCGCTCGGCTA